GTATGGCGCAAGATTAGGGGCGGGGTCAATAGGGCGGGGCCATGACCATTGCTGATCCGTCATGCTCGAAGTCTATCTTGTACCCGCCCCAATTGCGGCGGGCGCAGGTGCAGCCCTTGATGCCGCACAATTTGCGGTCAACCCGTGCAACCTGCCGGGGTGACAGATAACCCGTTATCAGCGGGCGCACGTTTATTGCGGTGCGATGAAAATCGTTCGTAAGCGTTATCGTTTTGGCGCGTGGGATCATGGCGGTTTCTCCAATTATGGTTAGGGCGGGGCGGCTGGTTAGGCCGCCCCTGGGGGTTAGGCAGCTTCGCGGGCAAGTTCCGCCGCATGGGCAGCTTGTGACCGCGCTTCGCGCTCGTCGGGAGAAAGCACAGCGCAAGCTGGATCCCATGCCGGGGTCGCGGTGCTGTTATTGTCGCGCAATGGCATGATGATCCCATAAACGCCCTGGCGGCTGTTAAATGTTACCGGCGCAGCATCATTGCCATTATGGTGAATGTGAAAATATCCCAAGTCTAAGGCTTTGGCGAACTTAGCAAAGGTTCCTGCATAATTCCCGTCGTATTGAGCCGCTTCCCCGCTAATCTTGTCAGGAACAATGCGCTGATATGGCGGGAATGTACCGGCGACAGGGGCGCACATACCGGTAATCGTGCCGGTAAATGCCAGCATGGCGCTATCATTCGCACCGGGCACGGTGACCATGGCCGCGTAATCGGTGCCGCGACCGGGCTTTGCCGACTTGATGAAATCAGATGGGATGATCCACGAGCCCGTCAAGGTATTGGGTTCTTTGCAATCTTCGCGGCGGGAAAGCAGAATGTGCCCGTTTGTGGCGGTATAGGTGACGGTTGTAGGCGTCACTTCCACAAATACGCCACAAAGGTAATAGCGCATCTGTTCCGTGCTGGCGGCAAGATTGACGGCTTTGAGCGTGGCAATGTTAATTTCAGCTTGCATGGCGGTTGCTTCCTCTTTGACAGTTCCGGCTTAATTGCCGCATATGACGCGCCAGGTTGACGCGGCATAAGCTGCGATTAGGCGGTTAATAGCTACCCATGCCGCGAAAGCGGGGGTTAGCATCGCACCACGATTGCGCTTCCTCTTTTGTGGCGAAAGGCTTGCGGCCTATGCCCGTGGTGCCGTCATCATGGGCAACGGTCCATCCGGCTTCGACCAAAACAGCGGTTTCCGGCTTCCAGGACGTAAAAGGGCTGAACGTGCGGCCCGAAACGGGATCGTGATAGTGGCGGGCGGGGATAGGGCGGGACATTGGCGGTTTCCTTTGTTGAATTGCTTGGCCTCATCTATATGCCACCATGTTGTGCGGGGCGCAAGGCTAAATGCATGGATAGGGTGCGGCAGGGCGTCGCAGGGTGCGGGGGTTATAGTATCGCGCCGCCTTATGCATGGCCGGGAGGCTGTAAAATGTTGCATGACCCCGAACGCTGCCTGCGACATTCTGTCCAACAGGTGTTAACCCATTGCAGATAAAGGCGTATTTCCATTTGTCCGGGTTTGTCCAGCTTTAGTCATGCTTTGTTCTATTTATTAACATTTGTTGGCCGGGTTTGTCCGGCTTTGTCCGGCTTTGCCCAAGCTGCCATGCTGGACAAACAGCGGGGGGGTACGTAGTACCCCCGCTTGTCCAGGGTATGTCCGGGCAATGGCTGTTAGGCACATGGCATAGGGCAGGGGGCACGGCCCGCTAGGCATGGGGCACCCATGCCCTGCCCCTGCCTCCCCTGCGTAGGCATGGGCGCATGGCCGGCGCTCATACCATGCCCCGCCCTAGCCTATGCCCAGCGCTCATCCCATGGCCGGGGTTGTACAGCTGCTTACAGGGGCAACATCGAGGCCCAATCCAAAACATTCTTCGACGGGGTGGGGTCGATATATTTATAGGCCCCCCCCACAAATGGGATCGCCCTGGCCGACCTTGCGCTTCATGCACAAAATTTGCCGGGAAATCCCAAAACGAAGCCTTGCGCTACCCCTACAGATTGACCCAGCGGCCAAATTTGCCCATAATCCTCAAGGATTCACCTAAATCTGGGCAAAAATGGCTAAAGCCAATCAATTTACCAAGGGCAATACAGCCAGCCGTGGCAAGGGTCGCCCGAAAGGCTCAAAGGACAAGTCCACGATGAAGGCCCGCGAGATGATTGCGAGCTTCATTGATGGCAATGCTAGCCGTCTAAACGACTGGCTGGAGGAAGTTTACCACCAGGACGGCCCACGGGCGGCGTTCAACTGCTTTTCCGACCTGATTGAATACCATGTGCCCAAGCTGGCGCGAAATGAAGTAACTGGCCCGGATGAAGGCCCTGTGGAACTCGTGATTTCGTGGCAAGAAAAGAAGTAAGCAAGCATGGCCAAGTCGGACGCACAGAAACTGGCTGAAGTTCTGGCGTCTGCGCGGCCCTTGCAGCGTCCTACGCTGCCCACAGACGCCGACCCTGAAAGCCGACTGACGCCGGGGCAAAGAACCGGGCTAGATTACAGCCGGGAAAAATATGCTGATGGGTCTTATCAAGTAAATCCCGGCAATGACCCGTCAATCACCAGCTTCATGGGCGCTATTGACCAAACGCCAGAAGGCGATTTTATCAATTACCCGACTTTTTTTGACGGCAAAGTAATTGACCGCAAAGCGGCGTTGCAACGCGCTTTTGATTACGAAGAAAAGACTGGCAAGAAGTTTGCCCGCTATCCGACTGTTAAAGAGGCGGAACACGGCGAAATGCAAGTCGTTCACCCCATCATGGACGCTGATTCCCAGAAGGTCTTGGCTACTCCAGAAGCCAAAAAACGCTTGAGAAATGCAAAATAATGGCTGTAAAGGCTATCAGCATTGAGTATTCGCCTCGCGATGCGTTCATGCCATTCCACAACCGCACGCAGCGGTGGGCTTGCCTTGTGGCGCATCGTCGGGCTGGCAAGACGGTTTCGGCGGTCAACGACATCATACGGGCGGCGGTTACTTGCAAGACGCCCAACCCGCTTTTTGCGTACATAGCCCCGTTCCGCAGTCAGGCCAAGAGCGTTGCCTGGGATTATCTGAAACGCTTTAGCAAGCCCATTACACAGGCCGCAAATGAAGCCGAACTCCAGATTGATCTCATCTCCGGTGCCCGCATTCGTCTGTTTGGCGCTGATAATGCCGATGCTATGCGTGGTTTGGGTTTTGACGGTATTTTTATGGACGAGTATGGCGATTTTCGACCTTCTGTATGGGGTCACGTCATTCGTCCTACGCTTTCTGACAAGCAGGGTTGGGCCGTTTTTGGCGGTACTCCCAAAGGTAAAAATCAATTTTGGGATATTTACCAGACTGCTAAACAGAATCCGAAAGAATGGTTCCTTCTGAGGCTGACGGCGACGGACAGTGGGATTTTGCCGCAAAGCGAGCTTGATGCGGTCAAGTCTCAGATTACGCCTGACCAGTATATGCAGGAATACGAGTGCAGCTTCGAGGCGGCAATCCTCGGCGCGTTTTATGGTGTCGAAATGCGCGAGGCGGCAGACCAGGGCCGCATCAGCGCCGTGCCTTATGATCCGGCGTTGCCGACATATACGGCTTGGGACTTGGGCTTTCGGGACGACACGGCAATTTGGTGGTACCAGGTGGCCCGGAATGAAATCCACGTTATTGATTACTATGCGGTGTCGGGCGCGAGCATCGAGGACATTGCAAAGGTCGTTACGGAAAAACCCTACCATTATGGTAAGCATTATTTACCACATGATGCGCGAGCTAAAACCTTGGCTGCGCAGGGTAAGTCTGTCATTGAGCAGCTCGCGGAGTTTTTGGGGTTAGCCAACATTGCTGTTGTGCCTGACCTTGGCGTTCAGGACGGCATTCAGGCTGTTCGCATGACGCTGCCCAAATGCTGGTTTGACGAACTTAAGTGTTCGGAAGGCATTGAGGCGTTGCGCCAGTACGAGCGAGAGTTTGACGAAGACAAGAAGGCATTTCGCGCGGCACCCAAGCATAACTGGTGTTCGCATCCGGCAGACGCATTTCGTATGCTGGCTGTGGCATGGCGGGGCGAGACGCCTACGAAGATTCTTGCGAGTGAGCGCCCATTGATTGTGGGCAAAGGAAACACGGCAACGCTTAACGATATGTGGGCGTCTGCCAAACCAAAGAGAAGGGCTAGACTATGAGTGGTGTTAGCAATCCGTATGAGTATCAGTATGAACACGTTGCCGCGTCACAGACGGCGCAGGTTCTTGGCGGGACGGGAGCGGTGGGCGACTATCTGCATCGTTTGATCTGCACGGTCAGCACGGCGGCGACAAGCGTTGTAACGATCTTGGACGGTTCGACTTCGCATACAGTCTTGCCGAATGCTGTTGGCGGGGGCATTGGCGTTTACAACATTGAAGTAAATGCGGCGTCCAAAAACGGCGCATGGAAAGTCACGACTGGCGCTGGCGTTGAAGTTCTGGCCATGGGTATCTTCAGTGCGTAAGGCTGGATTGTACGCCAACATTTTGGCGAAGCAGGAACGGATCAAGGCCGGTTCGGGCGAGAAGATGCGTAAGCCGGGTGATCCTGGTGCGCCGACTGCCAAGGCGTTTGTGGAATCTGCCAAGACTGCCAAGGACGCAAAGAAAGACAAGAAATGACCGCAGCATGGACGCGCAAGGAAGGCAAGAATCCCAAAGGCGGTTTAAACGCCAAGGGCCGCGCGTCTTACAAGGCTGAGACGGGCGGGACGTTGAAGCCGCCTGTCAAGTCTGGCGACAATCCGCGCCGTGCGTCATTTCTTGCCCGCATGGGCAATATGCCCGGTCCTATGGAAAAGAATGGCAAGCCTACCCGCTTGGCGCTGGCATTACGGGCTTGGGGTGCGTCCAGCAAGACGGATGCAAAGTCCAAGGCCGCAGCAATTTCTAACCGCAACAAGTAAGGAACATCACATGGCTATCGATCCACAGCGCCTAGCGGAAATCATGCAACGTATGCAGTTGGCCCAGCCCAATGGCCCCGCGCCTGACGGCGCTCAGATGGGCGGTGCGCCCATGCCCCCGCCTGACATGGCTCCGATGGGCGGTCCGCCGATGGGCGATCCGATGGGTAACCCGATGGGCGTTCCGCAGGGCGTCCCCATGCAGATCAACGGCACAATGACGCCCCAGCCGATGGGCGGCCCGATGGGTATGCCCCAGCGCCCCATGATGCCGCCCGGTGGTATGCCGCCGCGTTAATACGTTATTAAGGAATTAGACTATGGCATTGGAAAAAGTCGATTCGACTGTCCAGAGACTTCTTAGCAATATTCATACTTACAACAATGAATATAAGAAGTGGGAAGCGCGTACCACGAAGATCATTCGCCGTTACCGCGATGACCAGGGTACTAGCTCCGGCATGAACGAAGCCGCGCGGTTTAACATCCTATGGTCTAACGTCAGCACGTTGGTTCCTGCTGTGTATGCCAAGCTGCCCAAGGCCGATGTCTCACGGCGGTTCGGCGATAACGATCCCGTGGGCCGGGTTGCGTCCTTGCTGATTGAACGCGCCCTTGATTATGAGATTGAGCATTACCCTGATTTCCGTTCGTCTATGCGTCATGCTGTAGAAGATCGTTTCCTCGGCGGGCGCGGCGTGTCGTGGGTGCGCTATGACCCGCATATCAAGCAGCAGGACGTTCCCGAAGATGGCTACCAAATTACCGAAGACATTGAAGAAGGCGAAAGCCGTGAAACGGAAGGCGACATCCTCAACCAAACAGCCGGAAACGATGGTCCCCCTGAAGAAATTGACTATGAGTGCGCTCCCACCGATTACGTTCATTGGAAGGATTTTGGCCATTCTTGTGCGCGTACTTGGGAAGAAGTAACCCAGGTCTGGCGCTGGGTGTATATGTCCAAGGACGCTGTGACGGAACGCTTTGGCAAGAAGGTTGCCAAGAAGATTTCGTTTAACAGCAGCCCGGACAGCCTGTCCAAATACGGCCAATCATCCAAGAATAACGACAAGGCCAAGGTATGCGAACTGTGGGACAAGGAAACCGCTAAAGTTTACTGGCTCATGGATGACTATGTTGAACTGCTGGACGAGCGCGACGACCCGCTAGACTTGGAAGGGTTCTTCCCCTGCCCCAAGCCGCTGTACGCGACCACGACCAGCGATAGCCTCATCCCAGTGCCTGACTTTATCCTGTATCAGGATCAGGCCAATGAACTCGACATCCTGACTGACCGCATTGACGGTCTGGTCAAATCCCTGCGCGTCCGTGGTGTGTATGATGCTTCGCAGCCAGCACTACAGCGTTTATTGACAGAAGGGGACAACAATACGTTGATCCCCGTCGATAAATGGATGGCCTTCAGCGAGAAGGGTGGCCTGAAGGGTTCTATCGACCTTCTGCCCATCGAGACGTTGGCCTCCGCGCTCATTAATTGTTATCAGGCACAGGCCAACATTAAGGGGCAAATCTATGAAATTACGGGCATTTCAGACATTCTGCGCGGCGCTGGCGCGGCTTCTGAATCGGCCACGGCCCAACAGCTTAAAGGGCAATATGCAGGGCTGCGACTGCGAGCTATGCAGGAAAGCGTTGCTCTATTTGCCAGCGAACTACTGAGGCTAAAGGCGCAGATTATCTGCACCAAGTTCCAACCTGAAACTATCCTGCGTCTAGCTGCGGCTGACCAAATGTCTCCTGCTGATAAGCAGATGATCCCGCAAGCCTTGCAACTGATGCAGGATAGTCCCCTTCGTTCGTTCCGTATTCAGGTCGCCGCTGACAGTCTGGTCCAGCTTGATGAGAACCAGAACAAGCAAGACCGCATGGAGTTTATGAATGCGTTCAGCAACTTCCTGCGGGAAGCTGTCCCGGCTGGTCAGGCATCGCCTGAGATGGTGCCGATGCTGATGGACATGATGAAGTTCGGCCTTGGCGGGTTTAAACAGGGCGCTATTATGGAAGGGTCGATTGACGCGGCTTTGCAGAAGATGATCGCATC